TACTAGCTGTTAGTCCATCTATTGCTTGAACTTCTGCTTGTGTTAAATCAGCTAATGCACTAGCAGTTGTGCTAGCCATCGTTGCTAATTCTGTTAGCTCTGCATCTAGTGGCTGCTTAGTTGCATCTTGTGTATCTACATAGCTCTTTGTTGCTGCATCTTGTGCTGCTGTTGGATCAAGAACGTTAGTTAGTCTTTGATTTCCTAATGTTGGTTGACCAGTTGCTTGGTCAATGGCAACACCTTGTTTCAGGGCATCATCAACTTCTTGTGAAACATATAAGTGCTGGAGATTACTGGTATCTAAATCTGCTGCTGTAAGAGTTGATCCGTCTGCATAGTCAACAAGAACAGTTGCCAACGAAGATATTCTTCTTACTTCTACACGGGTATTAGCAGAACCAAGACCATTGGTATCGTTTAAGCGAGCATATGTATTGCCACCTGCGGTATAGATCTGGAATCCAGCAACACCAGCACCTCTAGTTGCAACGGAGTAAGCAATTTCCGTGTAATTAACGTAGAGCTTTACGTGCTCTGCCTTGATGTAAGGGAAGGTGAATTGAAAATCTACTTGCCCAGACGTAGTGCTGGTGTAAATATGTAGTGCGTAGGCCATGGGTCAGAGGTTAAGAGGCGAGTTGTCTCAAGGCATCTAATCTTGATGAAACATCAATGCCATATTCGGCATCGTACTCATATTGACGATTGGTGTCTTGCTGCTTTTTAATTTCAAATCCAATTCCACCTGGGACATCTGTTTCCTCTATGAATTTTAGTTTTGCTTGTTCTTTATAAGGTTTAATGATTGCATTTAAAGCTCTTGCTCTTCTGCTCATTAGAGATGAGGTGTGATCGTTAGTTGGAAGGCTGTCATATTTAACTGATTGAATCTCTGATAACAAGGCTTCGTACAGGGTTTGCCCATTGATTTTAACTTCTTGAGTACCAATGATTACTAGACGATTTAACTCATGTGAATCGAGTACACGATCATTCAGATTAAACATTCTTCTATTCCAGATTTGGAATGTTCCACCACGACCTTGAATCCGTAGCATTTCAAGATCAACAGGATCATTTGATCCTTCTTTAGCTTTAGTAACACTCCAAGGAACGATCAAATCATGGAACATCTTCATCCAAGGTTCATCTTTTGGAATCATGCGATTACCAGGAATTGTATTGCTAGGCAATTCAGTACCTCTAATTGGATGTAGATAAGCAGGTTGAGTAGCAGACAATCCAGGTGTTCTTAGAGCAACGGTTTTTACTGCATTCTCCACCATGCTTAGAGGGAATGGAAGCTTACTTGCATCGATTCGTCTTCTGACTGGATCGACAGCATTACGAGCAACATTACTAAAGGCAGGCCAGAACATTGCCAATCTATCGGTCAAGAATTTTTCCATTTGATTCCTACTACCAGAGACGAATCTCACTTCATCGCTCTGTGTTTCTATTAATAAATCCGTAATATTATTCAGACTTCCAAGAGCTGTCTTAGTGAATTGTCCAAGGGTCATTTCCCTTGCGGTTGCAGCTAAAGCAACAGTTATAAATCCTTGGAAATTATCTGCTTGTTCTTCACTCATATTGGAAACATTCTCTGTATAAGCACCGATTGTTCCAAAGATATTTGCAGCAGTATCAAACATTGTTATGTCATACCAGTCAGACCATTCGCCATTACCAAGCCTGAACCCTACACTCCAACCTTGCCAACCAGCTCTATCTGCTTCAAATCTTTCTTGAGGATTAACACTAGGTGGGCCAGAGAATCTCATCAGACCACCAGTTGCAAGCATTGTTGCAAAAGACAAAACTGTATATCCCATACCGACTTCACCTAAAGCTCTATCACGGGTGAAGAAGTCTTCGCTATTTATATCTCTTCGGAATGTATCTACCATTTGATTAGCGCCTGGCAGCATTCTCATTGCACCTTTTACTAAGTTCACAGGTGTTCTATTTGTCGGTCTAATCATTGCTGCTGCTGTGTTCTGCCAAATGTTTTTCCCATAAAGCATTTTCCCTCCAACACCAGGAGCATTAACTACCTTCTCAAGGAATTGTCTAAACTCACTATCTTCTGGATCTTCTTTTACCCAAGCATTTGCATATTCAATAACTTCTCTTGCGTCGGTAATACCTTCTTCCTGTGCTTTTCTTACTCCATATTCATAGGTTCTTGGTTCGTTAGTAGGAACCCAAATGTCATCAGTGAACGTAACCCAATCCATTGCTTTCTTCGCATGGTTTCCTACTAAACGTCCATCTTTAATTACTTCACCATTAGCAAGATCGATATCTTGGAAATGTTTCTGAAGCATCGTTTCTGTTTGTTCTGCTGCCCAGTTCCATGCTTTCTCTGATCCTGGTTCGAATCCTTTTACATCAGCTTTGAATAGATTCATCTCCATTAACCTTGCCCATTCAGTAGAAGGGCCAACCATTCCTGCCCAGAAGGAGTCAAGTCCACCCATGATTCTTCCTGAAGCAGTGGAGAAGCCATCCCATGAAGCACGAATTGCAAGTGCTATTGGGTTTGCATCTGTCTGTAACCACCATTCATTTCCTGTAGGTTCTTCTCTCATGCGCTTAGACATGAGATCTAATTCCAGTTGGTCACTAGGAGCAAATCCCTTTCGTGCTGTTATTTCTGATTGTGTTTTTCCTATATTTACAAATGATTCATTGTGCTTCAGAGCAGAAACCATCATTCGTACTGCATAAGGAAGATTCTGTAGATACTTCGGATAAAGCATCATATTTAATGTTTGTCTTCTGTTAGCTAGCTTTAAACCATCTGGATTTCCTTTTACAAACTCTCTTATCTGACTGCGAGATGTTCCAATCATTTGAGTGAGAGGAAGAGTTGCAGCTCTATATCCAGTACCAAAGAAGACTTTCATCCATGTCCTCATTGAGAAGAACAACATGTTCCTAATGAGGTTTGCAATGGCATTCCCTTTCAGTTGCCCATGTGGAATACCTTCAATTGAATCAGCAAAAGCTTTCTTTGCACCAGGAGTATTTTTCAGATGATAAGCAATCACTCTCATCCCATCTAATATCTCTCTTGCCTCAGCTGTTAGTTCTCCTTTCGCTATAGATTCTCTGACATCTGGTGGAAGACGTTTCTCCAAGATGTTTTCTGTTTGTTTGATTGAATTTTCAAGAAGCGTTCTAACAGATTCACCACCTTCTTCTTTTGCGGGTGGAATAGCAGCATCTGAATCAATCATCCGATTTGCTGTATTCACGTCGTAAATAACAATCTGATCTTCACCTGGAATCTTGCTTAGGAAATCAGTCCCATATCTCACTCCTCCATATCCTTCTCCTACTACATAGTCTCTAATTCCTGCCTCTTGACTTGGAGTTAATTGGAATCCATCTTTTCCTTTCTTTGCCTTGCCTAAGTTGAGTTCCCTAAGTAGATCAGTTACACGTTGTTGTGAAGAAGCAAGATCAAGAATCGGGACATCATTAAGTGATCTTCCATAAAGTTCGACACTCCCTGATGGGCCAGCGACAGAAGAAGTAGAGAAGTAGACACCTTCTCCTAGTAATCCATCTGTTGGAGTGAATCCTTCTTTAACTGCTTTATCAGCTACTTCAGGAGCAACAGTTTGTTTGAACTCTGTTCCTGTAGGAAGTGACGACGCAAGTGCTGTTTCATGTGATGTTTGAGCAATGCGAAGTGTTTGAGCTGATTTTCTCGTAACGCCTTGCCATGCAATGTCCAGCTTTAACTGGTCTTCCATTGCCCCAATCATCCTCTTGCCAGCGGCTCCTGCTAGAGCATCATCTCCTGCACTTTCATATTCAACTGCTGCTTTAGCAAGTATTTCTAAATTAGCTTCTCGATGATGAAGTATTCCAGCGGCTGCATATAGATCATCCATTGATTGGAAGTCACCTTTTCTTGCTTGCTCGTAATTGAGGATTGTTGTATTTACGTCGTAGCCATCTGCTTGTACTTGTTTTGCAGCTTTATCAAATAACTGTCCAATCTTGTAAGCAGGCATTCCTGTTACTTCTGCACGATCTCCAAAGGCTTCTCTTAACGCTTGCTCCATTGAAGCGTTCATTGCTATGAGATCTGTGCTTTCTCTTGCGATGTAATCAGTCTTTCCACTTCGACTGATAAGCCGACGTGTTTCAGATTCCATTGCCTTTTCAATATCTATTGAGCCGTCTTCTATACCCTCTCTGTATTTGCCCATTCCTTCGACGAGATCATCAGGATCTATTTCAAACTGAATGCCTTCATCTCCAATATTTCTAGGTGCTCTATTTGCCATTTCACCTTTAGCTGAAACTTCAAAGATGTCTTCCCATGTTTGGAAGCCCATTCCTTTTAGAGCGTTAGCAACTCTTGCCAGTGTTCTTGTAAGTTTTTCAAAAGGTCTAGCCCAGGAGTCAGCTTTGTATTCAGATCTAACTTTGTGCCATGCAGCAAAAGCATAAGCTTGAAGTTCTTTATCGCTTAATTCTTCAAAGAAGCCAAGCCTTACTGTTGGGAAACCTCTTCCTGCAACTTCAACTAACTTTTTCCTGCTAGCAGCTAACAGTCTTTTCTCTGCAACTGTGAGATAGAGATCTTGAATGCCATGGAAAGCTTCATGCCATAAGGTTTTAAACGCACTTCCATAAGAAACAAAGTCTCCTTTGTGCATCATGGAAAGAATGACTAATTGTTTCTTTGCATCCCAAGCACCTCTTACATCTCTTCTGCTACCAGCTTTGAATTTCCCTCCATAGGCAGCGGCTTGTTTCTCACCTGCTACAGGTCGAAAATCTCTTGTAACAAACAGATCAGCAATATCCTTTCCAAGGATTCTGTCTAGTTCATCTGAAAGTTTTATTTGTTGTCTTTCATTTAAAGCTCCAAGGAGTAGATCCATGACCCGTTGAGGATCACCATCTCCAAGTGCATCGCCATACTTTCCAAGATCTGGTAGTTCAGCAAACTGTAGATTCTTGGGATCTAGCTGATCTCCTGGGTCTTGAGGGCTTGTTGCTTTTTCATATTGTTCTTTTGTTATCTCACCTTTCTGATATTTCTCATAGATCTCTGCATCTCGTTTAGCAATAATATCTCCTAAATCTTTAGGCTCTTCCATCATTAGATCTAAATGACCACTTTGTTCCCATGCTCTTGAGTCTTTAATACTAACAATTGAATTAGGTGATTTCGCTTTATTCTGTTTAATCTTCCGACGAATATTCATCGATACATCATTAATAACCTGTGGAGGTATTCCTAATTCATTAACAACCCATTGAACTAAACGATCATGGGCTTTACTTCTATTGTGTCCTGAGATTGTATAGATAGCAGAGTCAAGATCAGATTCAAAACTAACTCTGTCATGTCTATATCTAATGCTTTTATACCTGCCAATCGTGGCCTTCAGATCGGCTGGTACTGCTGGTGCTTCGGTTAAAGTAAATGCTTCATTTAAGGACTCTTGTCCTTTCAACTTCTTAGTTAGATTTCTAGCTTTAGCAGAAGCCTGCCTAACTTTCTTTGAAGCAGGAGTATCTTTAACAGCTGGTAAAATACCAGGATTAACAGCTTCATCTGTAGGAACTATCTTTACTTGTTTTTTTGGTTCCCAATAAATCTTGACAAGATGGGTATCTTTTCCTGGGCTTACTGGCCCCATTCCTCCTATATGACTCCAAGCTCCATATCCTTTCGTCATTAAATATTCTTGAAGCGTACTAATCATTTCCCCGACCTCTTGTGTCGGAACATATTCATTAGCATTATTCATCTCCCATAACATTTCAAGTACACCTCTTACATTTAACTTGTCAGTCTTCGGTACAAAATATTTTTCACCCTGTCCTTGTTTTAAATAAAAGAGGGTTTCATCTAATAGTTCTGAGTATGGACTGTCATCGAAAAGATTAGTGAATTCATCTGTCCACTCTCCTTCCAAGTCAAAGAATTTAACGGGTTTAACTTCTTGTACTTCATAAACAGTTGGTTGACCTTCGCCTTTTACATCTCTTCTGTTTTTCTTCTTATATCCACCAGCAACTTTAGGGCTATCAGTTGTATATAAACCATATCCATAACTACTTAGTCTGTTGTAGTGACCTGAGTCGTCAAGAGTAAATTTGTCAGCAGCACCGTGATAGAACTTAGTTGGAAGAACAGCTTCATCATCAACGACAGTTGCTTCTACATCAATAGCTTTTGATTCATCCAGAGTCTCTTCTAAACCTCTGAATAATCTTGCGTCTGATTCTGCAAGTTGTCTTAAATTAGCTCTTAGAACATCTGATATTTTTGTTTTTGATTTAATTGCATCGACAGGAGGTGGCGTATCACCAATCTTTCCTGGCATACTGACAATCGCACCTTCAGTTCTTAACTCATCAAGAAGTTCTCTTTGTTTTTCTACTGGTAAATCCTGAAAGAACTTTTTAAATTGCTCTTCATTTACAACAGCGTCAATACCTTTTACTTCCTTGGCTTCTACTTCCTCTATATTTGATTTTACTTCCTGCCTTTTGACATCTAGGTTCTGATAGATATTTTCTAACTCTTCTCTTTTTACATCTGTTATATTTTCATCACCATAAATAATTTCATCGAGCCTATCCATTTCATTGTCAATCCTTGCGATTAATTCATCATTCGCTTTTATATCTTTCTCATCTTTTGCCTCTATCTTTTCTATCTCATCGAAGAGTTGCTTTAATTCAGGATCATCTGGATCTTTAACCCATTCTCTAAACCGAGCTTCATCGGCTACTTCTTTTTCAAGTCCACCTAATTTGATTACATCTTCTGGACTGCGTTGTGATTGAGTACCTGTGTCGTGATCTCGAATAGATTGTTCGAAGAGCTCTTTCCTTTGAGATACAGCTTTTCTATCTTCCCAATCAGAATTCCATTTTTCTCTGACTTCTGTAGGCCAGTTGTCTTGACCATACTTCTCATTGTTTTGTCTGTTTCTTTTTCCAAGATCATTTGATCTGGCTGAGAATTCAGTGTCGAGATCAGAAAGATGATCTTCGATCTGAGTACGTGTAGCTTTTGCTGGAAATTCATTTGCATTTGTCCTATCAATTAGGTTTGTTTCAATACCTTCGAGACTTACTCTTCTTTGATGTGCTTGAGTTTGACGATGTGCAGTGTCGAGTGCTTGGTCAATACCTCCTTTAAGATCATCAAGGTTTTCTTGAAATTGCTCAGATAGTTTTTTCTTTACAGGTTTTTGAAGTTCAATAGCAGAATTATCTGCATTTTTATTTGCTGTATCTAATTCATTCTTTGCTTTTGTTACTTGAATATCTAATTCTTTTTGAGTTGCTTTTGGTTCGACAATAATAGGTCTGTCAGGTGGTTCTGGTTTTTGATTGCCAGTAACTCGTTTTGTTGGAATAACTTCATTTGGTTCTGTTTTTATTTCTTTTGCTTCAACTTCAATCTCTGGCCCTTTTTCAGAAAGAGTAATTGCTTGTTGAAGATCAGCTTCTGCTTTTTCTACTCCGAGTAAATCAGCAAGGAAATTAGCAACTCTGTCTTCTTGAACTGAATAAAAGCTTTTAGCACGATTAACGCTAGCAACTTTAGCTGCACCAATCCCTTCAAAACCAAGAGCAAAGAATGGTGCTTGTATAAAATCTCCGAGATCAGATCTTAACCTTGCTTTATGATATGGATCATTCGCACTATTTTCTGAACCAAAATAATTAGTTAATGGCCCACGTAGATCTGTATTAAGTTCATCTCCTATATTGACAAGAGCATTAGATAACAACATTGGAACATCACCTTCTCCTGGCTGACCAAGAAGGTTTTGACTTATGTATCCAGAGACAGTACCTTCAGATATAGCTCTAAGAGTTCTTCCTTTTAAAATATTTGAGAATCCTCCTTTAGAAATTAAAGCTTCTGCTTTTTTAGTAAAAGGAAAATCTAATTTTGCTCCTTTCTTTCCTAATCCTCTTTGAGAAATTCGGAACATTAAAGCAAAAGCACCAAGTTCTCCAATAAATCCACTAATCGGATTTACATCTTCTCTTTTAGATAAAGGTGTCTCTGAAAGAAGAAATCCATAGTCTGCAAATTCACCTGATTCTGCTGTTCTTAAAGATTCATCTTTAGCCTGTGGCCCCCTTGCTTCTCCTAACTGAATTCCAAATAGAGGATTCTCACCAAACAAACTAACTGTGTCATAATTCCTTCCACCCAATCCCATCTTGGGCGCTAATGGGCCAATGAATTCTTTTTCATACATTAATTGATTATTGCTATCAAACATATATGAGCCATCTGGCTTCATTAAAGGAACAAGGACTTCTTCTCCTTGCTCGTTAATTACAGTTTTATTTCTTGTTGTATATAAAGTAGGATATTTATCTCTTGGATAATCATCAGGATCAAGAGGAGTTGCACCTAGTAATTGATTAGGTTGGAATAAAACATCTTTAATTCTATTGTTTAAACCTTGGAGAAGTCGTCTTCCTGCTGTCGCACCAGCATCCATTACGATGTCTGATCCGATTTCCCATGCTGCTTGAAGTGCAGGGAACTCACCTGTGTCTTTTATTAATTGATCTAGATCTGATGGTGCATCCTGTTCAACAGTGGCAGTTGTATCGGTAGTTGTTGTTGTATCTGTATCGACAGGCTGAGGTACATCTGTATCGACAGTGGTAGTTGTATCGCCTTCTTCTTCACCGTCCCATGTGAATCCTGTTGGCAGTTCACCTTCGGGGGCAACCCATTCCAGCATGTCATCATCATCATCTTTCTCCTCTACTGGAGCTATAGGTGTTGCTGTCATAACTTCTACTGAACGTTTATCCCCTGATCGTAGCGTCTCATTAGAGTTTAATCCCGTTCAATTTGAGAAGTTTTTGTCTGTTTGTCTCGGAAAGCCTGATGTGACCTTTGAATTTAGTGAATTGATTGATGAAGAAATCACCTGGTTTGATCCCTAGTTCTTTTAAAATACGTTGTAAGCGAGGATCCATTTTAGATAACTTCTTATTGTCGATTGTTCCATCACTTTTGACGATTGTCATAGCTAGTGTGGCCATCTCCATTGTTTCCGCTGGCCCAAAGACAGGTTTATTGGTGAGTTTGAATTGTCTGTTTAATTCTCTGCGGTCATTAGGTTTTAAGTTGCCAGGGGCTAGAGATAAAGAAGGAAATGTTTTATATATTGTGTCAAGCGCAGTGGTTGAGTTGCCTTCATGATGACTACCTCTCTTTGGTGTCCAATTCAATTGACTTTCTTCTATTAATCCTGCATTGTAAGCAGTGATTGCGCCTTCAAGTTCTTTGGCAATATTGCCTGGAGTTCCATTTCTTAGATTCCTTAATATTATTTCTTCTCCTGCATTAACTAACTTAACTCGACCAGTAGCAAACAACGAATCTTCTTCTGTTGTATCACCTTCGTTATATGAATTAGGTGTCTTTGCATATTTATTCCATTTCGTTTCTATCTTTTTAATCATATCCTCCAATCCCCTGTCGTATTCTTTAAACTCGGCTGTTTCATATACGCTTGTCTTCTCTCTTGTCTTTGTAATAAAGTCTGTAACTCTAGTGTTACCAGGGTATCTCTTCTCTAATTCTTTTAGCTTAAGTTCCAATTGAGCATTCTTTTGAACGTTTACTTTTGCGCTTGCGACTAACTTAGAAGCTTCTAATATATCTGATTCAACACTGAAACTATCTACCTTCGCTAAGTTTCTATAGATCTGATCTGCTTCTTTAAGAACTTCTCCTTGTACCTTTCCATCTACCTTTCCGGCTGAATTAACAAGGTATTCACTCTTTATTTCATCTAGCTTTTCTGCTGCTTGTGTAAGATTCTTTTTAGGGCCATACATTAAAGGTGCTACTTCTTTTGCAATTTTCTCTTGCATAGTTTCTTTGTGATTGTATTGATCTACCTCATCATTTTTCCTGTCAGCTTCTTTTAATTGATGTTTAGCATTAGCCATTTGTATTGCTAACCAGTTCTCACCACCTAAAGTAGTAACCCATCTTTGCTTCTCATTAACTGTTGTAGTAGTAACAGCTTCATCCCCAACTCCTTGGTCAGTAGTCCATTCTTTTGTTGTTATATATCTACTATCTTTAGGCCCAATCATTAATCCCATTAATACTTTCTCTACTACTTCTTCACTTTGATTATTATTATGTTTAATAAAATTCTGTATTAATAATCCAGGGATTTGTGCTCTAAGTTTACTTTGTGCATCTGCTGAAAGTTGTGGTAACAAGCCTCTTAATCTATCTAATTTCTGTTGTAGTTCTATCGTTACACTTGTTACTGCACCATCTCCTAGTGTTGCTAGATTGAAACCAGCAGCATCCATAGTGTCATTTAAATCTATTTGATATATTTCTACTTTATAATTAAGATTAGCCTTAGTTTGTCGAGCCGTATCTTGTGCTATCGCATTTGTTATTATCGGTTCTAGTTGTTTGTATTCACTGCTATCAAGATATTGATTGCCATAAATATTTTCTTTAACCCAATTCTGATATAGAGGATCACTAACATCTAAAGAATCAAGACGTACAACAATTGGCTCACCTTGATCATTAGTTGTTTCTATCGTTGCTCCAACTGCTTTGCTCGCAAGACTAAGAGCACCATTTTGAACATTACGAATCCTAGATTGGGATTGTATTTGTCTTTGTAAACGACCACTTGTGTCTAATCTTCCAAGTAATTTCTCTGCACCTTTCCTCTCTTGAATAGAGAGAGAAGGATTATTCATATCTGTTTTTAACTTTGTACTTATCGTCGCAATAGTATCTTCTGGATTTACTGCACTACCATGCTGGGCAATTACACTAGCTGCTTCTTGTTTAGCATTTTGTTCTGCTAAGTAATCAGCTTTAGCGACTGCCCCTATTGTTGGAAGAATATTTTTATTGAGACTTCCCAACTCATTTGCTAATCGCTCTAAGTTTGGATCAACAGCTCCTACGAATGGTGCGCTTCCTACATCTGTAGCAGCTGGTGCATTAGGAACATTTGTCTGAAGGAATGAATCAACAATATCAGCTCTCGGAGTTAAGCTTGGCGTTGCAATTCGACCTGTTCCAATAGCAGCAGAACTAGATCCTGTTCCACTACCAGCACCCATTAACCGACGAGAAGTTTTCTTGTCAGAAGTACCTGTGCTTTTACCAGCTGAGAGTCGTGCCATAGTTCAGAGTAGAGACAGTTAGCCGCCAAGCCACTTAACGTCATATTGTTGGCCAAAGCTATATGCACCCGCTCCAACTTGAGCACCACTAAGTGCAGCACTCGCATAGCCAGCCCATCCAGGGCCTTTCATTCGTGGTCGTTTCATTGGTTCTAATGGGTCGAGAATAGTTTGTTTGAGATATGGTTGGACTGATGCAATCTTCGAACCACGTTGGATATTCGCTGCCTTCTTACGTTCTTGTAATTGTTTACCAGTAAATGCCATATTTAATCCTGTCGCAAAGTCGAAGTATGATTGCTGTCTCTTTACATCATTAATTAAATTAATTACTGAATTACCTGTACGACCTGCTGCAACAATTTCACCTTTTGCTTGTAATGATTCGATGTTAGTTTTTCTCTTTTCATGTGCAGCAGCTTGTTGCTCTTGCATGTAGCGTAAATTGTATTGAGCAATATCAGATTCATATCCTGCATTAGCGAAGTATGTGTTTTGGAATATTTTGTCTTCTCTTAGCCAGGCTTGCTGTGTCTCATGTGTTCTCCTTGATTCAGCCGACAGTCTTTGGAACTGCCAGTTCATTTGATCTTGACGTTCGGCCGCTTCTATCTGTGCATTCTGCGCTGCAACTGCCTGTTGCTGTTGAACTATTGAAAGTCCAGCAGACAGAACACCAAGAATAATTGGGACAGCACTACACATTAGATCTTTACGAACTCATAGAAGAGACGACTCTCTGGTCCCCATTGTGGATGCTCACGGATAAAAGTGAAACCCATCCATTGAATCCAACGGATATGAATTTTATTCCTTGCATCAACCACGTTGAAAAGAACACGATACTGTTCGTGGAGTTTTGTTAATTGTACTTTTGATTCTCGCAGAAAATAGTGCTTGTCGCTCATATCATCTAACATTGCTTGACGACCTAATAACCAAATACGCCCAGAACTTAAGCCTTCAGGAATTGCTCCCCACATTGAGATTGGTTCACCATGTCTGCTAACTAAAGTCATACAAGGCTTAGACATGAAAAAGCAGTAGAGCAAACTACCCTTTGGGCAAGAACCTGCCTGGGCTTTGCATTCATCGACATCTTCCTGTCGCATGTCATTGGCAATAAGAGATGCATCTTCTAAAACAGAAGGCCTTACATGCGTGTCGTTCTGCTGTGTAACCATCCTTCCCATTCTGCTGACTGAAAGCGACAAGGTAAAGGGCTGCTACTAACTAATTCTACTTTAGTGTTTATATTGCTAGCCATCACAGGAACACGGAAATTACCTGTATCTATACCTGGATTACCTAGAAGTGGTGGACTCTGACCAACAGTAATTCCGTTGTATGGATATATTTGTGCGTCTCTACCTGTAGGGCTGATCTTAATTTCAAAGGCAGATGTTTCATCAAAGACAACAGTCCATGTTCTCATTTGTAATTTAGGCCCAGCGGCTATAGCCATACCACCTCCTGCTGGTTGTTCTTTTAAGTAAGGAGTACTGAACTCATAGGTCATGTCATACAACTCACCGACATAAAACTTAGCTGAACTTAAATCTCCTTTAACAACCATTGTTCCCATTCCACCAGCACCACCTGTCAATGTTTCACTGGTTGGATTAATAACTTGTCCATGTTCAATGGTGTTATTTGCATTGTTATTTGTAACGTCATACCTTCCAACTACTGCCATCGTTCCCGTTGTTGCCATTGGGTATGGAAGAGTAATTGTTGTTTGAACTCCTAATCCACCAGGGTTTGTAACGGCTGTTGTGCAATCTGCTTCTGTTGTTTTCCTATCTACTAACAGTTCGATAGTTGTATTTGCATCAATATTTTCTGGTCGTAATACAACATGTTCTAAGTAAACACCATCACTGTATTCAACAACAGCATATAAATCACTATCAATAATTGCAGCACCAAGAATTGATTTACTTCCTTTGGCTTCCCAATATGACCATGCTGATTGAAGCTTGGTGTCATCTTCAAAGAAGAATTTATAGATATAAAGTCGCTTCGGTTTCTCTTTACTAACTGCAACAATTGCTTCTTCAGAAACAGAGGAGATAAGGTTAACTAAGTTCTTTGGAATGAAGCGAGGAATAGAAGCTGTTACTTCTTCTGATAAAGGTACAGAACCACTTGCATCAGGTAAGAAGAACTCACGTAATCCAGTGAAGTCTCCTTTAGGGATAGGGAAGTAAATGTTTCGACCAACAGCTACGGGGTCAACCTGTGCTGTCATATCAAAGGAGGTCATTGCTGTGACGTTTGCTGTCTTCGGTGTCAAAGAAGCAAAGGCATTCACACCAGAGTCAAGACGGAATTGACCATGCCTACTGAAGAGAAGCAAGGTGTTGGCAAAGGAAACACTAGAGACAAGGAAGTTAATCTCAGTACCACCTGTGCTCAGGTCGATGGGATCACTGTCAACAACTGTCTGTACTGTTTCCGGCCAGAATCTGTCATAGCTATTAGCCGCTGAAAGAATCACACTTTCATCAGCTAGAAAGACCATCCTGTTTCTGAATAAGTTCAGGTTCTGAATCGTGCTACCAACAAAGCTTGGTTCAGTTGCTGTTGCTGCATCGCCTGAAACTCTTCCTGACCAATCAAACTTTTGAAAAGTAAATGTCCCATTCGCATTTCGAACGAGAGTATGTGGCATGGTTGCTGCATCAAATTTATATGTGATGCCTGGAGCTACTGTCTCTCTCCATATCCCTGCCCCAAATCCACTGCCAGCACTAGCTTCAAACTTCACATAGTAATCATCTAACTGTGTAGCGACAGTACCTTGCACTTTAACGATGAACCCATGTTCAGCTAAGACAGGGAGATTGTCTAAAGAGTCGATAGTATCCTTGACAACAATGGTGTCTAATCCTGTTTTTGTGTCACTACTCGTTAGCGTATATGTTCCACCATCATCTTTAGTAACACGAATAATATAATCACTAGCTGTTACTGTATAGCCAGAAATAGTATTAAGTTGAGAAGCTAATTGACTAGCAATAGTAATAGTATCAGGCGTTCCGCTACCTGCGGCTGGAGTGGTATAACTCTTTTGTGTTCCACCTAAAGTAACTCGATAAGTGGTGTCATAATTAGCAGCCTTAATGAACACCATTGATTTAGTGCCCCATGCAGGTGAGGTAGCACTATCCATTGCGACTGTCTTCTCACGATTAGTGATGAAGGTGTAGTCAGAAACAGATGCAACTCTGAACTGTTCGGAAGGATCGGCACTGTTAGCAACATCTAAATATGTTTTGCCATCTGGGAAGGTGATTGTCTTTGCTGTTCCATCAAGGTCAAAGACTTTTAAATCTCCATCGGTAATAACAACGAGATACCTAGTCGAACCATCTCTATCTACTACATGTATGAAAGGTCTTGTGCTGCCTGCACTGCCTGTAAACAGTCTGGCCACATGATTCATGGGCGGCCTCTTCTTCAGCCCTTCAACAGGACTAGACATGCAATTGACAACAGCCTCAGCTTGCGACGCAAGTCTTAAGGCGGCTGGTTGTTGACTAACCCCATTGATGAGGTTTGGAATGGCTGTACTAACTAGTGGCATGGCTACCTAACGACGGCACGGCTTGGTCTGTAAGTTGGGAATACTCCAGTATGATTTGGATTGCCACGTAACATATTGTGTTCACTCTTCGTAGTCTCTTCTTCTAAGAATTGAGCACGTGCTTCCTGTTCTTGAGTGATGTTGATCTTAGTTAAATCTGCACTACCAAGGATCACATCTTGCAGCTGTCTGCCAGCTCTAATCATTATGTATTGATGAGCATGTTCAGGTAGATCATCCCAATCAAACATGTATGTGATGTCTCCTTTCAGATCTTGAGTGAAGATAAAGGTCTGATTCTTTCTGTCATATAGCTTGTTCCCTCTTTGTGTGATGTCGTAGTCAGGGTAAAGCTGTTGATCTACTACGACTCTGCTAACACTTGGGTTAATTAGAATTTCATTACTACTATTACGAGCAAGTGTTGCTTCGAAGTCTGTATTGAACGACCAACCTTCTGATTGAACTGTACGGCTAACTGCTTTCAGCATGTCATGAGCTTGTTTAGCCAGTCCAAGAGTATTAACAAGACTGTTGATAGGAGCTTCCCCCATCATTTGCAACACACGATTGGTTGCTTCTAATTCAGTAGTGCGTGCAAGTGCCATAGCAAATAAGAAAAGAGGGGGCCGAAGCCCCCATAACAGAAGTTAGCTAGTTGCCCAGTAAACTTCGATTGCACAGTCAGGGCGAAGAACGCCAGTACCGTGAGCCATGGAACCAACCATGAATGTTCCCTGCCATAGGGCATGAACATCAGATCCGGTTTGCTCCATCTTGAGATCCATCAACTTCACAGTACCAACAGCTTGCTTGTTGAATACAAGGCCAACGCTGTCAGTGTAGTTAGCGTGATAGGTGTTGTTCTCACCCGTTACTGCTGAACGGTTTGTAGTTGGTAGATGGTTGGACTTGACGATGCTGATACCAGCAACCTTCAAGACTGTTCCATCTGCGTATGCTCCAGATCCACCCCAGTCTCTGTTGAGAACGTCAGTGGTTTGAGCCAACTTGTAATACTCTGTTGGGCCTAAGACGAGGGTACGTCCCTCAGCAGGAACATTGTTAATGTCCATCTGCTCAGCTGCCGACCACATAGCAGCTACAAGGTTTGCACCTGTAATAGCAGCTTTGTTTGCAGCAACAATCTTGATCCGAGTACCACCAGGTAGGTCAGTGTTGAAGTTCGTGGAAGTACGTGCAGCTTGTGCAATAGTGGCAGCTACATTCTTATCAAAAGTGTAAGCTAATGCGTTGCCCATCTCTGTTGAGTACTGAGATCTCACATCATAGTGATTCTTAGCCTCGTCGATATCTGCAACAAAAACCTGACTGACAAGTTTGTCGTCAATGTTTATAGTTGCTTCGGCATGCTTGATCGCATTACCTGTCAGCTGGGTGCCAGGTGTGTGATAGGCAGTTGAGCTGAGTCCAATAATTGGAAACTGTGCTGATTTGCCTGACGAGATAGTTCTTACTGTATGTAAGTTCTCGAACACCGTAGCTTTACGGAACGCAGATAGTACCTCTCCACTGAAGACCTTGAGGAACAAGGCATCATAAGAAGAACCAGTCGCGTTCACCAGGCCCAGCCTGGAAACGGTCATGTTGGCCATAAG